ATATGGTCCTTCTCTATGATTAGCTTGACAAACTCTAAATCTAATTGTATTTGTTCCTCCAAATCCACCACTAAAATTAGTTTGAATTGATCCAACAACCTTTTCTCCAACCTGGAAAGTACCAGATGTCATTTTAATCTGTAAGAGTTTAGGAGTACAATACTTACTTACATCTATTCCATCAAAGAATGCATACATTCTTGTTAGAGGTTTACATTTTGTAGCATGGAATTGAATATTCCTAGAACGCATAATAGGAATAACTTCCCTATTTACAACTCTATCTCCTTGAGATGTTGTATCAAATTGTTCTGTAATAACAGTTCTAGTACCAGTACGAGTTTTTGTTCCAGTATCTACAACATCCCTCATTGTGTCTTCAACTGTTCTATTGGTCGTTCTGTTTAACCAAAGTCTCTGAACACTTCTACCACCTGGTCCTTGAGTATTTCTGATTCCAGATGCTTTTGCAGCTGCCATCCAGTCTCTAAAGAATCCATTATTCTGGAATCTTCCTGCTGCTGTTATGTTTACTGCAGGTCTAATCAATCTCACTCTCCTACGACCATGCATATGCCAATGAGCAGGTCTCCTTACTGGTCTCATACCACCATCAATAAACCTCTTCTCATCACCACTCAATCTACCAGAACCTCCAACTCTAGTAGTTGATGACTCAGTTCTTCTTCTAGTAAATGTAGTAACTTCTTGACCAGTCCAAACACTCTCCCAAGAATTCCATAATATTGGTCCCATACCAGTTTGAGGATCTACTTGAGGATTATCCCTCATTGTTTGAGCATAGTTACCTTCTATATTGATAGTTCTGGCTTCCATTCGAGTAGTATCTACCCATGTATCAGATGTTGGAGTTATATCCAAGGACATCTGCCAGAAACTTACCAAAAATGGAGTAATACTTTCTGATCTAGTAGCAAAACTTTGCTTTAACCATTCAACTTCTGTATAATCTAATGTAATAATATCACCAGATCTTTTAATATTTGTTCCTTCTGGTGCTAAAAATGCTCTATCTTCAGTTACAGAAACTCCTTCAACAGGTCCAAGTTCTAAATCAATTGAGTTTGTATAATGTAATGGTCTTAATTCCTTACCCTGCACATCTAGACTATTTCTAATACCAGCAGCAGTTTCTTGAGGTTGGAAAGTTGTGAAATTATCAACAAAGAATCCAGACTTAAATCTACTTAATCCATTCTCATCAGGAACGAACATACTTGCAGTACTTGTTTCAAGAAGAGATAAATTGGTATAATACTCTAAATTTTTAATTCTATCTTCAAGTTTCTTGATATCAGACATTCGATATCTCTTATGATTCAGGAATTGGATAGAAGTACCACCTTCAACATCAATCATATATGGTAATAATTCAACAGTACCAATTTCTATTGCATCATCAATTATTATAGGTTCAACCATTTTTTCGGAAGGATCTCCATATTGAACTTGGAAAGTACCCTCTTTAGTTAAGAAAATTCTATCAATTCTTCCAAGATAGAAAGAATATGTTGAAATAATAGATGAGTCTGATGATAAAATATTAGTAGCAGAATTTCCAGAAGCATTAAAAGTTCTACCATAGAATTCTAATGGAGATCTTACACTTTCAGCAACACTAAAATTAGATACTTTTGGTCTAATATCAATGATATCAGTATTTCTGTATCCAGAAATAGTTTTAATATCATCAACATAATGCATAGTATTATAAGAATTCTTCGTGGTTATATCCCCTTCATCAGCAGAATCATAGTAACCATTTGAGAAATATACTTTTAAACCCTTTGTAGGAGCAGAAGCATCTGTTTTTCTTATAAGATTTCCATAATCATAAAAAGTATCTCTTTGTCCAGTATCAAATGTAAAGTTTGATGAGATATTCTCACTTATTTTGTCAATTGTAGTTAATATTGCTTGAACTTGAGATTCCTCAAAAACAACCTTTTCACCTTCAACAAATTCACCTGAAAGAGTAATATATGCACATTGTGAATCGCTTGTCTTTTCTGCATATATGCCAATAGCATCAGATGTATCACCAACAAATCTTTCACCAACTATACAATCTGTAATTTTTGCAGCAGGTCCACTAAATGATGCAAATGTGGCTTTAGGTGCAGATGCTTCATTAGTATCAACAGATTCAAATACACCATGAATTTCTATAATATCTCCATAATTTAATGAAATTCTTTCATCTTGAACTCTGGTACCATATGGATAATTACCATAACTTAAACCATCATTTAAAGTAGTACCACCAATACCTGATCCGACAAGTTTTGATTTGTTAATAGTTAAAGTATTAATTTTTTGCTTTCTCTTTATTTTTGCTGTTGGTTTAACTTTATCTAAAGTTGCAATCAAAGTTGCTTCCATATTAGCACTTAAATCTGTGCCAATATTACCAATTAAAAGAGTAGTATCTCCAGAACCAAATTGAAACTTATCATCAGTTAATGGTTCTAATGTACCATCTGCTCTAACTAAAATATATCTATCTTCATCAAATGATTTGAAAAATTCATTAGAACCTGCATTAACTGTTGCTGATAATGTATTAGCAGTTGCATCAATAACAACATCATAACGTTTTCTAATTTCTAGTTGAGCATTAGATAAATCTACATTTTCTATTAAATCATTTGGCATTGCAGTATATAAGGAATTCTCACTCTCACCACTTGTTGCAGTAGTTAAAAGTGCAAAATCAGGTACCGATAAAGTAGAAACTCCAACTGCTGGCAAACTAGATTCAACAACTCCAGGAAGAGTACCAACACCAGATATACTAATATAATTTGTAGTAACTCCAACAACCCGTGCCACAGAAGAAGTATTTCCTGCTCCAAGAGTGTTGGATGTTATAGGTCCACTAAAACTAACAAGATCATTTACTTTTACTATATTTCCAGGGAATCTAGGATCAGTGGCAGTAACAGTACTAATTCCAGATGCAGGATCTCTTGGACCAATCTTTGCATCTCCTATAATCCATGTTTTTTCTTGAATAGTATCTGCATTAAATGTTCTAGCAAATCCAACATTACCTAAATCTGGACCACCGTATATTGATTTAACATCACCCAATCCATAAGCTGTTAATGCAATAGCAACACGAGAATCTTCTATACCATTAAAATTAAATGGTTCATTTTGTATAAATTCACCATTCTTTTCATAAACTACTAATGATGTAGAATTACTAACTGCAGTCTGTAGGAACGCAGTAGCTCCACTATATTTTCCTTTAATGAATGTTGGTACAGTAAGAGTAGTAGGTTCGTTTAATGTTACATGCGTAAATGTTTGAATATCATAAAGAGAAAGATCCCATTGATTAGCATTCAATAAAGTTCTAGTATATGCACCAGCATCTATTGAAGTATCATAAACTCTTGCTACACCAATTTCAGTACCATCTGCAGTACGTCGGTTACTACCAATTCTTTGATTTCTTAAAGATACAATATAAGTATTACCAATTCCAATTTCTGCTACACCATATGCACCATTAACTCTTACTTGTCTACCAGTATTATATTGTATTGCTGCCCCTTCTATAGTTTTTGTTGTTCTTGGTTTTGGACAATCCAAATATGTAGTGGAAATGGTTTCAACCTCATATCCTTTTACATATGCCTTTCCAGGAGAAATAGCATACTGTGCAAGATCTTCAGATACTAGAGTTCCTTGATATGAAAATTGTCCTTTCTTATATACACCATTATTACCTAGATTATTATTTAAAGATTCTTTTACTTGAACTGAAAATGGACTAATAGTATAATCACCAGACTCATCATAAGTTCTACGAGCAATTTCATCCCCAATCATACTATATTGGGTATTTTTTACTTGAGATTTTAAAGTTCCATTTTCAACTACTGCCAATTCTACAAAATTAGCATCATTAAAATCATCTATGGGTTTTGAATGTAGATTACAAGATATTTGAAGTCTGTCTGCACCTGGAGCAGCATAGTTATTAAATCCTTTTGAATTATCTGTTAGAGTTTCATCTTCATCAGAATTAATAACTTTTTCAGTAACTTTTAGTCCAACTCTACAAGATGTATTATTATCATATTGACTTAAAACAATTGTTTCATCATGTACATTTACAAAAGTTCCTCTTACAAAATAAACACCATTTGATATCGAGAAAGCAGAACCTTTAGATGCTGCACCTGTTGTAATAGCAGAAGCAAAAGATTCACCTGATGGTATAAATGGATTATTTAATGGTCCAGAAATAATATCAGTATCTGCTGTTAATAATTCTCCATCCTGAAACTCTTTTACTTCATTACCTTCTACAACACCAGTTGACATATATGAAATATAAAGAGTCAAATGACCTCTTTCCGACTCATCTGATTTTACAATTTTACTAATAATTGCAGTTACACCAGAACTTAATCCAACTACTTTTCTATCTAATAATTGCTCAATATAATAATCTACAGGAAATCCTAAATGAGTATTATTTATTTCTACACAATGATAATTCTTGGTATATGCAGTATTACCTGGAATAACTTTTGCACCTTCTTTAAAAAAGTGCTGCCCAAACTTGTCAATCTGATTCTGAAGAATAGACTGTAGACCAGTTAATTCTCTTGCCTGAACAGGATAACCTGGCTTAAACAGAACCTTATGATAGTTACTGTCTGCATCGAAATCGTCAAAATATGGCGATACGTTTAGATTGGTTTGTTGAGCCATAGTTAGTTAGAACTGTAATATAACTTTGATGTCTTCCTTTTGGTTAGAAGAACGCTTAATAGCTGGGCGGTTATCAAGGTAAATAATGTTTCCAGAGTATTTTTTAACTTCTGGGTTAGACAAACCTTTCGTAAAAGATTGACCAAGGTAATATGTTTTATTATTTATTGAGGTTGAGAGACCGCTAAAGTCTGTTGAAATTGTTAGTCCAGAAGTAGTACCAACAATACCAAACGTTCCACCTTCACTAATTGCTGCAGAAAATCTTGTTATCTCATAACCATATTGTGGATTAGTAACTGCAACTCCAGTAACTGTTGCTGTAGTTGTAGTAAATCCTGCCATAGTTCTATCTTGCCAATATTTCAACACACCAGTTGTTGTATCATAATTAATAACCTTACCTATAGCAGTAACACCAGTTCCAACAGTTTGAGTAATAATCGAATCTGGAGTAAATGTAGCAGAACTATAACCAGTACCAACTAGACGCATTGCATATGCTGCACTTGCCTTATCTATAGTAAGATTAGAAGAAGAATCATATGCTTTTGGATTCTCAACAATACCTATTCTAGCAATTTCATTACCAGTTATAAAGTCTGGGTTTTCTGCATCATTCTCAATTCTTGCATACATTAATGCATTAGTAGCACCTAATTCACGGTAAATATCTTTTCCATGACCACCTTGAGGTGGAATAATAACATCAAGAGTTGGCCAAGTATCTGGTGTTGGGACTGAACCTGCAGTTAAGTCAACATTACCATAGGTATAACCAGATCCTTCATTAGAAAGAGTTACACTTTCTATTGCTGAATCGGAGTTAATTACAACAGTACATTCTGCTCCACTACCATCACCTTTAATTGGAACTCTAGTATAAGTTCTGTTTGCAGTTCCAATACCTGTTCCTCTATTCTTAATAACAACAACTTTAATAGAACCATCTATTGCATTATCTTTAACACCTTCATTGTCAGTATTAGTTTCCCAATCTTTAGGGACTGGCATATAGTCAGTTGAATCAAATTTAATTAAATCTGCTGGTTTAATAGTATAAAGATATTTCCAAATATATCCATCTCCACTGGTTCCAGCAGCTCTTGGTTCTAAATCTGTAAATGTTGGTTCATCCAAAGATGGTTTTCCGTCTGGAGTCTCTGGAGTTGTACCATTCTGTAAACAAATATAAACTCTATAATCACTATTAATTATATAATAGTTTGCTGAATATAATGAAACACCATTTGAATTCTTTGGAACATTAGAAATACTATAATCTGGTCTATAATAATCATATGTAGAACCAGATGCCCAAGTAACTTTTCTTACAACTTGCTTTACATCACTACCTGTAATCTTTTTAAGACCAATAATAGTATCCCAATAAGCATTGTGCCTATTTAAATTATCAGTAGGACTTGGTGGACTATCA